GAGCGTAAATTAGGTTTTGATCTGAAAGGTCAAATAAGCATAGCATGTATTAATAATCAAGCAGTGCTGTTAGGGAGTCACTCTTGAGAGTTCGAGACTTAGAAGGAAATACGGGCGACTGGAAACTGAAGGGCGACATTGTCAACGGCGGCCACGACACAAGAAGTCGCAGTCAGCTCCATACCAAAGCACGCCAGATTCTCTATCGCCTATTTCCTACCTCTATGATAATAGAAGAGATTTTAATAAACCCACGCCCCAGAGTCAACCAGTATTTAGACTTCTTTATTAATGGAATCAAGCTGGTAGTTGAGGTTAACGGAGCCCAACACTATAAGTTCAACGCCCTATTCCATACATCATCCCAAGACTTTCTTAATCAGAAAAAGCGAGACAATGATAAAGAAGAGTGGTGTAAACTAAACGGTCTCACCTTTATAGCACTACCATATAATGAGAGCGAGGAACAATGGGAAACCAGAATCTTGAACCGCTAGATAGAATGAATAATCTTGACAGTTCCCTTAATGAATACGAACTAAGTCTCGGCCTTCCAAAATATGTAGAACGGGCTCTAAGCGAGGAAGTTACTGACTACCTATCTATGAGTAGAGAAAGGATGGAGAAATTAAGCATAGAAGACAGTGCAGAGATCGCTGTTATGCTGGGCTCTCTATCTTTTCATATACAAAGGGCCTATAACCGTGAAATAGCCCGGACTAGCTGGGCAAGTGCCCACTTAAAGGATAAAGTATGTGGGAGAGAGACACAATACGGCGGCTCGTGGGACAGTCAGTTCATACAGGCCGCAAATGGGGATGACTATACTAAAAAGGTATTGGCCCTAAAGAACTATGCTCAACAGAGGGCGGATAGATTGCATTTTTTAGCTACTTCATTAAAGTCTGTTAGTGATCTATATATTAATTTACAGAGAGCGAAAGCAACGAGGCAATAGAATGAGTAAGAAAGAACTGATAGCTAGACTGTTAAATAAGCTGAGTGAGGAGGATCTGGAGGAATTGCTGGGTGAGGAAGAGGTGATCTTGGCCCCAGTCAAGGTCGAGTCGGGCCTACACACCATCAAGGGGCGAGGTAGCGTCCAGAAGGCTGGGGATCGAAAAACTAAAAAGGTGCAGCCTCAGACGCAGGGGAGTGGCAAGACGGAGGCGACTCGGCAGTCGATGGACCTTAGCGGAAATCGCCCAAATAAATTTGCTGAGACACTTCTCCCAAATCTTGAGGTAGAATTAAATTCGGGAGAGAAGGCGGAGATGGCAGGAGCCTCAAAAGCTGATTCTCAGATAACCCCACGTGCTAAATCCTATAGGTCTTCGAGTAAGATTGATGTTACTTGTTCTGCCTGTAAAAAAGATTTTAATGTAAGCATAGCACTGGTCCATAGGGCCGATCGATATATGTGTAATAATTGTATTAGTGGAGGTCGCTCATAGATGATGTTGTCTGATCCTGCAGCCGAGCGTGCGGTTTTAGCTGGTATATGCCGCTTCGGTGCAGGGGCTTATTTTGATGTAGCAGATCTTATAAATGATGGCAGCTTTACTGTAGATTCTAATTCTGTTATATATTCTTGTGCTAAACAAGCTTTAGAGGCTGACGATACAAGGAAATTGGACGTTCCTACCATACTGTCTACAGCTAGCGAATTGGGTTTTCAATCCTTCTTCTCAACACGTCAAGAACTCGATCATTTAGGAGCTATCTTAAAATTCCCAGTTGCAGTCAGTAATGTTCGCAAATTCGGCGCTAAGATTCGCAAGTTGCAGATAGCCCGAATGATGCACGATCAATTGGAGGAAACGCGAGACGCCTATACTCGCATTAAGGGTGATGAGTCTATATCTCACATACTAGGACTAGCTGAAGAGGCTATTTTTAATTTTACTGAGTTATTGAGTTCTACTGACGATTCTCCCAAAAAACTATTTGTGGATCTTGAAGCATATCTAGAGGAGAAAGCTAAGAATCCAGTAGACCAAATAGGTATATCTACAGGTTGGAATAAGTTTGATTTTGCTATTGGCGGAGGTCTACGTAAAGGCACAGTTAACATAATTGGGGCCAGATCAAAATGTGGTAAAAGTTTAATCGGTCTCAATATGGGTGTCGATATCGCTAAAAGGGGCGTCCCTGTTCTATTTGTTGATACAGAAATGACAGAGGAAGATCAGAAGCATCGTGGTACTGCCATGATCTCTTATGACACTCAAGGTAAGTCTACTATTAACGATGTAGAGACTGGTCAGTTCGCATCTACAGACTATAGAAAAGAAAAACTACTGGAGATCGCCAGAGAACACAAAGATACACCTTTCTATCATATTAACATTGGTGGCAAGGCGTTTGAAGAACAGTTATCCATTATGCGACGGTGGATAGCGAGAGAGGTTGGAGTTAATGATCAAGGTAAGGCAAATGACTGCGTTATCGTATACGATTATTTAAAGCTGATGGACTCGGCTGAGATGCAGAAGTCAGATCTGAAGGAATTTCAACTGTTGGGATTCATGATGACAGCCCTGCACAATTTTGCTGTACGATATAACTTACCTATACTGGGCTTTATCCAGTTAAATAGAGATGGGATAACAAAAGAATCAACAGACGCAGCGAGTGGTTCTGATCGTATTATATGGCTGTGTTCTAATTTCAGTATCTATAAAGAGAAATCAGATGAAGAAATCGCAAAGGACGGAGAACAAAATGGTAATAGAAAGATGGTGCCGATCATTGCTAGACATGGACAAGGATTAAAGAGTGGTGACTATATTAATGTGTCTATGAGGGGGGAATATGGTAAACTTATAGAAGGAAAGACAGCTATAGAGCTATTAAATAATGTCGAATCAAATGAAAACACAAAAAATGAAGACGACGTACCATTCTAAGTATACTGACCAAAATAAATTAAATGCCCTAACTGCATCCCTACTTGAAAATATTGATGATATATATGATTATTTTAACGTAAGGCCGCGAAGAGGGGCCAAGGTAATCTTCTCTAAGTGCTTTATTCATGGTGGAGATAACACCTCAGCTTTAAATCTCTATTATAATGCGGATTATAGAATCCACTGGAAATGCAGGACTCATGATTGTCAAAATCACTTCGGTACGTCTCTATTAAGTATGGTTCGAGGGGCCCTATCTCATGTAAAATATGGATGGACCAACAAGGGCGACGAGTCGGTCCATCTAGATGATACTATCGAGTTCTTATTGAATAGGTTCGGATTGAAGTTTGGAGACCTAAAAGGAGAGAGCAATGTATCTCACCATCAAGATTTCGTGCGGATGGTCAACGGTCTAGAGACCTCAAAGCCAAAAGGGAAGATACCAAAGGAAGAGTATATAAAAAGGGTCACCATACCGTCACAATATTATATTAACAGAGGATATACAACAGATGTGTTAAACGATTATGACATAGGCACTTGTCTAGCTCAAGGCAAACCTATGCATAATAGATCTGTCGTCCCAATTTATGACGAGACGGGACAAGTTCTGGTGGGGGTGACAGGAAGAAGTCTCTTTGAGCAATGTGCAGAATGTAAGTACTATCACGATCCAGCCCAGAAATGTCATGTTTTTCCCAAATGGAGGCACAGTGGGGGTTTTGAGAAGGAAAAGGTGCTGTATAATTATTGGAGAGCCCTTCCTTCCATACATGAGACTAGTTCAATAATACTAGTTGAGTCGGCAGGAAATGTGTGGCGACTTGAAGAGGCCGGTATTCATAATAGTGTTGCAATGTTTGGAGTAACGCTAAATCCCCCACAGTTAAGTCTTATTGATGAGTCGGGGGCGATGGATATCTATATTATAGTAGATAATGATGAAGCGGGGAAGCAAGCATCCGCTAAGATATATAAGCAGTGTGAACGGACGTACAGATGTCATATTATAAATATTTCTAAGGGGGACATTGGGGATATGACTGTAGAAGAAATTAATCAGGAAATTAAACCGGAGATAAATGTATGACTCAGATCGTTGGTTTCGCCGCAAAAAAACAAGGAGGAAAGAACACTTCCTGTAATTTCATTGTAATGCTCAAACTATTAGAAAGTTATAGATGTAAGGACGCCCGAGTAGATAATAATGGAGAGATAGAAGTAACAGACATAGACGGGGAGACGATATTAGGTAAAGACTATTTCCCATTTAAATCTCCATATGTAGACGTAGACAGTTTCCTTAATGACTGGAATGAAGTACGTATCTACGCCCTAGCTGACAACCTTAAGAGAATTGCTATTGATCTCTTTGGGGTTGATAAAGATAAAGTATATGGGACAGATAAGGATAAGGCAACTAAAACCAATATTTATTGGGAGAACATGCCCGGCGTTACTACCAATATGCGGCTGTACAATAAAGTTAAGGGGTGGGAGATAGAACACACACAATCCACACACAATCATCTTAATCTGATACATCATAAGGCTGGGGTTATGACTATCAGGGAACTGCTCCAGTACATGGGCACAGAGATATTTCGACGCATGTATGATTCTATCTGGGTTGATTCTCTACTCAAAAGAATAGAAAATGATAAACCAAAGCTCGCCCTAATCTGTGATGTGCGGTTTGAAAACGAAATGCAGCTACTGACCAAGGTTGGGGCTCTAAATATTGGGCTCAGTAGAGATATATTCCAGTCTAGTGACGCACATGCCAGCGAACAAATCAACTTTGATTTTTGTCATATGACTATTGATAATTCTAAGCTATCTATCGCCGAGCAGAATAAGGCTATCTATTTTGCCCTAAAGGAATTGGGCTGTAAAAATTTACGTTAACTTTGGAGTCTAAATGGGAATACCTGTTGTTTACTTTCGTAGTAGTTCATTCAATGCTCATCGTGCATGTGAAATGAGTGCCTATATTGAATATACATTAGGAATAAGAGGAAATAGCGGGAAGGCCGCAGATAAAGGGACAATTTCACACAAAATGCTAGAGATCTGCGCAGTAGCAAAGAAGGGTAAGCAGGATGGCTTGTCCGTAATAACAGACCCTAATATTGGAGAGGTACTAACTGACAACTATGATCCGGAATATCTATCTACGATTATGTCTAGAGTTTACAATTATTACACTCCAAAGATGGCATACCATGAGTGGTTACCTAAGGATTTTAAAGAGTGTTGTAATTCAGTTTGGAAGGCTATCCAGTACAAGGATGGAATGTTCGACCCTTGTAATCGAAACGTTGTTGCTGCCGAACCTCACTTTGATTTCGAAATAGATAAGGATTGGGCCGAATATAATTATGAGGGGTTTGGGCTCGCCGGAAAACTCGCTCTTAAAGGAACTATCGATCTTGTTACAGATATTGGTGACGGTATTTATGAGATAATCGACTACAAATGCGGGCGATTACGAAAAGATTGGGCTACAGGTGAACTAAAAACGGTCGATAATATTCACAAAGATCCCCAGCTACGAATTTATCACTATGCGGCCAAACATCTCTATCCCCACGTACACACCTTTCTTATTACTATATATTTTATTAATGCTGGTGGACCGCTTACTGTTCATCTTGATGACTCAGATCTAGAGAAGACAGAGGAGATGCTGCGAAAACGCTATGAGATCATGAAGAATACCGAAGAACCTAAGATCTTGAAAAACGAGCGACCTCAAGACAAGTGGAAATGTTATCGGTTATGTCATGCAGGGAAGACTACTTTTGAAGATACGGATAATGTGCAAGAGAAGACTGAGGATCGTTATGGGCAGTTTACTCGTAAGGGAGAAACAATGTGTAAGTGTGAACAGGTTCGTTATGCTATTAAGAAAAAGGGTATTGATTGGGTGACGGAAAACTATAAAGTAGAAGGGTTTGACTTTAATTTCTATAAAGATCCGGGTTCTGTTTAATGAGAGTAATCATAGCTGGCTCGCAAGGTTTTACTGATTATGAATTGCTTGCAATAACACTTGATGAAATCGATTATTGTATAGAAGTTATAATGTCAGGGACGGCGAGTGGAGCAGATACTCTCGGAGAGCAATATGCTAAGGAAAATAAAATTACACTCGAAAGGTCTCCTGTAGATTGGAATACATTAGAGTTAAGCACGCAATATATTAGAAATATAGAGATGGTGCGTAATGCAGACATGCTCGTTGCATTCTGGGATGGTAGTTCGCGAGGAACTCGCCATATGATTAATATTGCTAAGGATCGTAAACTTATAGTAAAGGTGGTTATGTATTAATGTGGCCATTAATTGAAAGGAAAAACTAATGGATAGGCGAGAGCTGTTTAAGAAAGTTGGTGTTGCTGCTGTGGCTGCTGCTGTAGTAGGAGTGAATAAGGCGGCTAACGCCGAAGAGTCTGTTGAAAGCTGTACTAGTCTTAAGCCTATTGCAGTGAAAAAACGTAGATCTTTTGATATGACAACAGATGAAGGCAGGCAGGCTTTTAATGATATATTAAGTTATAATGTAAATGGTGGAAAACTAGATATTATCTGGGGTCCTGATATAGATTTCACACCACTAGATCCCTCAGATCCTGCATATCAAGAGCTAGATGGTATTTCTAGTCATTACCCTATCAATATGTGGGAAGAGGATCCTACCCCGCTTCCAACAGTAGCAAATACGCCTGAATACTCTGAGGATTTTGGAGTAGCTCAAAAGATAGAGATAAATAATGAAACAGGCGAGCCAGACTACTGGATAGGAGCACCGTCGCCATATGTTAGATACGTCTCTTTTTCTCCAGAGGCCACTCTCGCTATTGAATATCCTAATTATCATGTTAAGTGGGTTGCTTTCAATG